CTGATCGCAAAGATCGTTTACCTGGAAGCGCGGGGCGAGCCGCTGGAGGGCCAGCAGGCCGTGGCGGAGGTCATTCTCAACCGCGTTGCGGCGGACAACTTCCCTGACAGCGTGGAGGAGGTCATTTTCCAGGGCACCGACGGGAACGGGGCTGCACAGTTCAGTACAGCGGCGCACCTCGACGAAGCAGCGCCGACGGACAAGCAGTTTGCAGCGGTGGGACAAGCCCTCTACGGCGAGCCGATCCTGCCGATGGACGTGGTTTTCTTTTCGACCACAGGCGAAAACAGCAGAACATGGGGCGCCATCGGCGGGCACATCTTCTGCTATCAGTATGAATGGGAGTGAAGCAATGGCAGCGAAGAAATGGATCTATGAGGTGAAGTACACCGACGGCGAGGAATACGCCTACACCGCGCCGGACGGCAAGCTGAAGAGCAAGAAGCTGCCGACCGTGCGCGTCGAGGCCGAGAACCGGCTGAACGCGGTCGTAGCGGCGGCGCAGAAGTGGGGCGTCGGCTGGACCGGCGTTGCACGCGGCGTCGAGTGCGAGATCATCGGACCGGCGAAGAAGAAAGGAGACAAAAATGAGTAATTTATCGGCAAATGCGCAGCTGCTCGGCAATCTGGAGCACACCACGGCAGAGCTGCTGGAGGGCATGACAGAGGAGCGCGGCCGAGGCTTTGCGAGCGACAACGAGAGCTGGGCTGCGCTGAAGGGCTACCTGGAGCGCGCCGAGAAGATGCGCAAGGATATCGAGAAGGTCCACAAGGAAATGTGGGACGCCATCAAGGACCAGAACGACGACGCCTACCGTGCGCTGGCGAACGAGCTGACGAGAGCATCTTCCGCTCTTGCGGCAGAGTGGATCACCGTTTCCGTGCTCGGGAAGATCGCCGTCGAAATGACGGACGAGTGATGGACCGGAAGGAGTATCTGCGCCGCTGCGCAATGGCGGCGGGCGACATGGACGGCAAGCGATACCGGACCGCGAAGCGCTACCTGGTATGGTGCAGGCCCGCACGGTGGTGCGGCTACCAGGCGATGCTGCCCATCGCCTATCAGATGCGCTACCGGAAAGACGGGACCATCGCGCACACGGCAATCGTGCAAGAGACCAAGGCGCATTGCCAGCACGAGATCCCGCTGGAGAAAGTATTCGAGGAGGAACCTCGCGATGAAATGGATACACGCGAGTAACCGCGAAGACATACGCGACACATTGCTCGGGGCGCTGACCGTCGCCATCTTTTTCGCGGCCGCGGCGCTGGAGGGGGTGTTGGCATGATGGGGAGCGGCATCAAGGGACCGTGCCTGGACTGCCCGGACCGCAATGCAGGCTGCCATGGAAAGACGGAGGACGGCGCGTGGAGGTGCAGCCGGTGGGCCGCGTATCAGGCGGAGCAGGAGACCTTCCGCGCGAAGGCGGCGGAGGACTTCAAGCGCGTGGAAGTGGCGATGGGCTACAAACGCGAGAGCAGGCTCCGCAATGCAAAACGCCGCACCAGTCTGGAGCGGCGCAGAAGAAAGTGAAGGGGGAAAAGAACATGAAACGGGAAAACGCGAGAGACGGGGTGTGCTTTCTCTGCGGCCGCGACGGCACGGAGGACCCGCTGGACTTTCACCACATTTTCGGCGGAAACGCCGCAGACCGGAAGAAGTGCGAGCGGTACGGCCTGAAGGTGCGGCTGTGTCACGGGCGCTGCCACATCTTCGGGCCGGAGGCGGCGCACAACTGCGCCGAGACCATGCGAACGCTGCGCCGCTACGGTCAGCGCAAGGTGATGATCGAGCAGGGCTGGACGGTGGACGAGTTCCGCTTCCAATTCGGCAAAAACTACCTCGACGACGAGGAACTGGAGGAGATCGCGGCCATTCAGGCCGAGAGCGCATAAGAAAAGCGGCTGACCGCTGCAACGGTCAACCGCAGCGAAGAAAAATCACACGAAAGGAGATCTCTTCCCTGCCATTGTAGCACAGGGCGGGGAAGAAAAGCAAGGGTATGAACGAGTTTTTGGATCAGGCATTGAATAAGCTCGCCGAGACGGTGAGCGGGCAGAAGGAGAACGCGATGGCGCCGAGCGTGCGCGAGGCCCTGGCGGACTTCTGCCGGCAGGACGCGGAGTTCGCGCAGGCGGTAGCACAGGGCGGCAGCTTCAAGGACTGCATGGCGGCGGTCGCCAAGGGCGTCGGGGGCAGCATTTCCGACCTCGAAGCCTACCGCAAGGCGGTGCGCTTCTACTTCAAGGGCGCGGATGTTCGCTTCCGCATGGAGATCGACCTCTGCCCGACGGCGGAGGAAGCGCCGCGCAGCGCGCAGAAGAAGATCCTCGACATCGCGGACTTCCTGTGAGGTGACGGTATGCGGTGCAATCTGACAGAGGCGGAGCAGAAGGCCGTGCTGGCGGTCCCGTTCCGCTGCACGGGAGAGGAGCAGGAATTTATCGAGCGGTGCTTCATCGGCTATCTCTTCTTTGAGCATGAGGCGGACGAGAACGGAAGGCTCGGCGTGACCACGGAATGTACGCGCTGCGGCCGAAAGGTATGGTGGACAGAGCGCGAATGGAAGCGCTTCAAGCAGGAGAACGATGTCAAGGCAAGGTCGAACCTTCTGTGCCCGGATTGCGGCTGCGGTGTGACGCTCTATCCGCGCGGAAGGCTGCGCAACGGAAAAGCGCTGGACGAATACCGGCAGGTCGTGCTGCTGCGCGCCATCGACGGGGCGCTGCGCGCGGTCGCGCTGGGCGTGTGGAAGCATCACGGGCGCTGGGAGTCAGACGACGCGGAGTGCTGCGTAAAGGCCGCCTACTACTTCGCACAGAGCAAGTGCCAGAAGTGGCGGAGAGAATGGGCGTGGAGCGAGGAAGAACGGCAGTACACGCTGCGGCTCGTGGCGCAGAAAACCATGACGGAGCCGTTTGCGAAGTGTGACAGCTGGATGTGCCGAAGGATCGGGGGTTACGCGATACACGGCGTAGACCAGATCGCGGCATCGCCGCTGCGATACTGCGCGGCGGAGCAGTTCTTTAAGCTGGACGGAGACGATCCGCGGGAGAACACAGAGGGGCTTCTGACCTACCTCGGACTGTGGACGCGCTACCCGCGCATCGAGCAGCTGGCAAAGGCCGGATGCGAAAAGATCATCAACGACGCGATCCAAGGCAGCATGAACAGCCGCGCGCTCAACTGGCGGGCAAAGACCATGCCGGCCTTCTTCGGGGTGGACAAGCCAACCGTGAAGCGGCTGCTTGCCGGAGGCATCGGACAAAAGGAGCTGGAGGCGCTGGAGCTGGTGCGGCACGGCGGCGTGACGCCGGAGGAGGCGCTGACGATCTGCGGGCGGATCGGCGACAAAGGCGAGCGGAGGCGCTGCGACGCGGCGCTCCGAGAGGTCGGTGAAAGCGTGCTCGTGCTGGCGCGGTATCTGGAAAAGCACCAACACAAGAACGCGAGACTGTGGCTGGACTACATCGACGCGGCGAAAAGGCTCAGGTACGACCTCGCGCGGCGGGACGTGGCTTTTCCGAAGGACCTGCAAGGGGCGCACGACGCGGCCGTTGCGGCGATCCGGTATGAGGAGAACGCGGCGGCGCGAAAGGCATACGAAAAGCGGTACAAGAAGCTCAAGAAGAAGTACAGCTTTTCGGCGATGGGTCTTTGCATCGTGGTGCCGGAGGACGACCGGCAGATCATCAACGAGGGCAAGACGCTGCACCACTGCGTCGGCGGCTACGCCGAGCGACACATGAGCGGAGCGGCGACGATCCTCTTCCTGCGCAAGGAAAAGACGCCGCATCGGAGCTACATCACAATCGAAATGTGCGGCAAACAGGGAAACGACATCCGGCAGATCCACGGCTACGGGAACGAACACAAGGGCGGAAAGAAGCTCGCCTCGCCGCAGGAGCGGCACGGGGCCTTCATCGACCTTTGGCTCGCATGGCTGAAGAATGGAAGCAAACGGGATAAGAGCGGCAGGCCGGTCCTGCCGGTGAAAGGAGAGAAAACAGCATGAGTATGTACGACGATACGGTAGATGTGACGCCGGAGGGCGTGAGCGAGGGCGCGGCGCTGAGCGGGATGTTCGGCGAGAGCGCACCGGTCGAAACAGAGCGCGGGATCGAGGCGATCACGGAGGAGATCATCTTCTACAAGAACGTCGGCGGACAGGCGGTCATTGAGATCGGCAGGCGGTTGACGGAGGCAAAAGCGCAGCTCAAGCACGGGGAATGGCTGCCCTGGCTGCGCGAAAAAGTGGAGTTTTCGGAGACCTCTGCACAGAACTTCATGCGCATTGCGAGGGAGTACGGAAATACCCATCTGGTTGGGGATTTGGGAGCCTCGAAAGCCCTGGTATTACTGGCTTTGCCGGCATCTGAGCGAGAGAATTTCGCGAGCGAAAAACACCTTGTAAACGGGGAAGAAAAGTCCGTTTCCGAAATGAGTAAGCGCGAGCTGGAGGAGGCCATCCGTCAGCGCAAGCTCGCCGAACTGAAGGCAGCGGAAACGGCGCGCGAGCTGGACCGGCAGAAGGAAGCCACGGCGGAAGCGGAAGCCGCGGCAGAAAAGGCGCAGGAGGCAGCGGAGGCTGCCCGCGCCGAGGTCGAGAACGCGAAGAGCATTTCCCTCGCCGCGCAGGAGCGCACGGCGGAGCTGGAGCGTGAGCTGAAGGCGCTGCGCGAAAAGCCGGTGGACGTGGCCGTGCAGACGGTGGACGCGAGCGCCGAGCAGATCGCGGCGGCGGTCAAGGAAGCGGAAAAGGCGGCCAAGGCCAAGCGCGACGCGGCGGTCGCCAAGAAAGCCGAGGAGCTGAAGGCGGCAGAGGCGCAGCGCGACGAGGCACGGAAGGCTGTGGAAAACGCCGAGGCCGGAAGAAAGGCGGCGGAGGAGCAGGCGGCAGCCCTGCGCGCCGAGCTGGAAAAGGCGAGAAAGAGCGCCGCGGCGATGGACAACAAGGCGCTCGCGGAGTTCGGCGTGCTGTTCCGGCAGGCGCAGGAGACGGTGAACCGCCTGACGGAGCTTGCCGGCGAGCTGGACGAGGAAAACCGGCCGAAGGTCTACCGCGCGCTGGGCGCGCTGCGGAACATGATCGCCGAGAAGGCGGGGGAGGCGACGGCATGAAGGTGCAACTGACGAGGGACCTTGCGCTGCCGCTGGCGAAGAAGGGCTGCACCTTCGGCGTGGAGCTGAAAACAACCGGAAAAGACGGCGAGACGATCTATTTCGTCCACTATTACGGGAACACCATTGCGTTTCCAGGTGATGCCTGCGAGGAGGTAGAGTGATGGAACGCCTGACAGAACATAGCAAGCAAACATCGCACGAAAACGGTATCTGCTGCACACATTTTCGCGGCCCCGAATGCCTCAGAGTTGGCGGAAACTGCGCCATGAATTGCAAGTGGGAAGAAGCGGCGTGGAGCCGCCTCGCCGCCTACGAGGACACGAGGCTGACGCCGGAACGCTGTGCCGAATTTGCGCGAGCAGACGCGGAAGGACGGTGCATCATAATGCGTGATGCGGAGCAGGAGCAGGAGGGAGTTGCCCGCTTGCGCGAGCTTGCCGAGGCTGACAAGGAAGGCAGGCTCTTCCTCCTGCCGACGGAGCCAGGGCGGCCGATGCTCTGCCAGGAGTATTTTGAGCGGCCGTGGGTGATGAAAAACGTGACGCTCTGCGTCCAGTACCAGAGCAGCGCCGGCATCATCTTTTACATGGGATACGACGTGTTCCGCGGACTTGTGGAGCGCGGAAGGATCACTCCCCTCTCACAAGAGGGAGAAGAAATGCTGGAGGGGAAAGCGAATGTTTGACATCAACGAGGTGCCGTATGCGGAATGGCTCGAAAAGTCCTTGCAGGCCATCGTGCCTTTGAAGCCGGTGTGCCTTTGCTTCGCGGCGACCATGCCGGACGGCGAGGTCTACACCGGATATTACAACGCGGATGCAACGGACAAGGCCGTGATCGCGCACAACATCCAGGCGGATATCACAATGGACATTATCCGGACCAATGCCGCGATCATCAAAGACATGATCGAGCATTGCGAAGAGGATGAATGACGAAATGAAAGGAGAAGCAATATGAGCAGCGCAAGAAACCACCAGAAGAGGAGCCACCGAAGCTACCGCGTGACGAAGAGCATCTGCGGGAGCGCGGCGAGAAAGGCATGGGTCACGCCGCAGTACAGCCCGAAGCAGAGCGGGCTGCTGGCACTGATCCGCCGCCTGATCCGCGGCCGTGCACAGCGCACAGCGGACCGCAAGCGCAGAGAGCGAGTATCCCGCGGAGGGGGGGCAGAGAGGAGCGGTGAGCGATGATCGATTCACCGGCAGAGATCGTGCGGTCGTACCGAATGGCGGCCGATCCGAAAAAGCAGATCAAGGTGCTCGCTGAGCTGAACGCCTGCTCGGTGAAGGAGATCCGGCAGGTGCTGGTGGGCGAGGGCGTGCTGCCGCGCGAGACAGAGGTGCCGGAGGAGCCGAAAAAGCGGCGAGAAAGCGCTTCGATGAGGAGACCGCGAGGATGATTTATGAGGAAGGACTGGACGATGCGGCCATCGCGAAGGCGACAGGCATGACGGCGCACACGGTCGCCAAATGGCGCAGCAGGAACGGACTGCGGAAGAAAGCGAGGAAACCGAGAATGAAAAAGCAAGTGGATGTGCCGGGCACGAAGCCGTCGGAAGAGGCGGCGCCGGGCGCGGGCGTGCAGAAGATCCCTATCGTCGGGGAGGCGGTCGAGGTAACGGAGCCGGACTTTACAAAGAGCGCTGCGCCGGAGCCGCGGACGGTGACGGTGGAGGAGCTGCGCGCCCTGCTGGAGGATGCTTGCCGGGACGGCCTCGGGGAGTGCGCGGTGCTCGTGGAGGGGACTGCGTTCGCCGACCTCTGGCTCGACGTACACAGCACGCTGCGCATCTATGAGAGCGGCGAGCGGACCGTAGAGCTGAAGGGAACGGCAAAGAGTGCGTGACAGGCCGCGGAGCCTGAAAAAAGAAAGGAGAATTTACCATGATGAACGAAAGCAACAATGCCCGCTGCGTTCCGCAGGAAGCACCTGCCATCCTCTCCGTTACGGAGGAAAATGCAAAAATAATTGAGATTGCCAGCATTCGCGTTGAGGACATTCTGCGCAAGCTGCGCGGAGAGAAGCCCGTCCGTCCGGACGAGGGATGTGCCCAGGAGCTGCCCACCTTTGGCGCGCTGCGGCAGCTGACCGAAAGACAACAGAGACAGCTCAACCGTCTGATGAACAGCATCGACGAGCTGGACAGCCTGATTTGAAAAGGAGTAGAGACATGAAAAAGTATATCGGCACCAAGATCATCGAAGCGGAGCCTGCCTACCGCGTGGTGGACGCGGAGGGGAACGTCCGCGTCGTCACAGAAGCGGCGGAGGCGAAGCGCTGCGGCACCGTGGACCTCGGCTACAAGGTCCGCTATCCGGACGGCTACGAGAGCTTCAGCCCGAAGGGCGCGTTCGACGACGCCTACCATCCCATCGACGGCATGAACTTCGGCCTTGCCATTGAAGCCCTCCGCAAGGGCTTCCGCGTGTGCAGAAGAGGCTGGAACGGCAAGGGCATTTTCATCGAGCTTCAGACGCCGGACGCCTACAGCAAAATGACAAGCCCCTACATCTACATCGACACGACCGGCTTGCAGACGCAGAACACCGAGGCGCCGAAGAGCCGCGTGCCGTGGTTGGCGAGCCAGACCGATATGCTGGCCGAGGATTGGGAGATCTTCGCCTAAACGAAAACAGCGAGAGAGGAAGTGAGCAAATGTTCCGATACAAGAAAAGCGTGCCGGTGAGCTACGAGCGGCAGGGGTATATCTATTTCGCCTCGCGCCTCTACCGCGAGCTGACGGAGGAGCAGCAGCACAAGCTGCTGAACCTGTGCCTGCAATGCGGCGGCGAGCACTACCAGGCGCTCTTCGAGTTCGTGACGACGGACGCCGGCGCGACGGCCGTGTGCATGAAGCACTTCCTCTCTCGCTCTACGCTGGAGCGAGCCGTGCGGCGGTATTACGAAAGTTTTCCACAGAACCTTTGACCTGCCGGCCCTTTTCATTACCGGTGCATGAGCCGGTGGCCGGCTGTTTTCTCCTCCATAATATATGATGCACCTCCTCTGCAAAGCATCGCGCCGCCGAAGGGAACGCGCCGGACGCCAGGCCGGCCGCAAGCGGTGCTCCAGTGCAATTCTGGTGAGCAGGGATACAGAGCCATCCGGTTCTGTATGGAGGAGCTGTGCGGCAGCTCCTCCATAGAAAACCGGATACACATATATCAATAACGCGCGCGTGCGCGTTATCGGAGTTCTTAGAGCGTTAGGTTTACGACCATTCTCCCCATTCGGAGAAAATGGAGGGCGGTTTTTTCATGGCAAACGGGTATTGGGTGATCCGAACGTACACGGCGGGCGCCGTGGGCGAGAAAATCAAATACTGGGTGCCCGGAGAGAAGCCGACGAAATCGGAGCGGAAGATCAAAAGCGACATCAAGCAGGTGCAGCGCAACGAGGCGAACGCGGAGAAGGCGCTGGCGCGATTGATCCATGCCAACTTCACGCCGCGGGACTACCTGCTGCAATTCAGCTACACCGAGGAGGCGCTGGAAAAGCTCCGTGCGGGTGAACGGACGGAGGAGGAGCTGTTTGAGGCGGCGGATCATCAGCTCAAGCTGTGGGCGAAGCGGACGCGCAGAGCGTGCAAGGCGCTCGGCATCCCCTTCCGGTACATACCCTTCACCTCGGACCTCGACGGCAAGACGGGCGAGGTGGTGCGCGTGCATCATCACATCATCGTCAACGCGGAGGCGGCGGAGATCGCGCTGGAAAAGTGGAGCGCGGGCAGCACGCACCGCGAGCATCTGTACGATCAGGTGGACCAGACGCCTCTGGCCCACTATCTGCTCGCGCAGGTGCGCCACCGTCCGAACGAGAAGAAATACTCGCCGAGCCGCAACCTGATTGTTCCGCAGCCGAAGGATCGCATCGCCGTTTCGGGCGCCGAGCTGCAGGTGCCGCGCGGCGGGCAGCTGCTCCTGCGCGCCGGCTGGATGCCCGGGATGCCGCAGTACATCCGCTACATCGTGCCGGAGGCCGGCAAGATCCGCCGCGGCGAAGCACCGCCGGAGAAAACGAGAGAATAAGACGCACGGAACGCTCGCGCCACGACGGCGGGAGCGCCCTCGGCATACCGGAAAGCAGGCTTGGAGCCTGCTTTTTTCGTTTGTCAAGAGGGAAAATGAAAAAATCTGCCGATTTTGGAAAAGTTGACGGTTCGTGACGCGGCTTTTTTGGTACGGTAACGGAAAGAAGAGGCAAAAAGCGGCCGGAAAGGAGGGCTGCGGCATGAGCAGACCGAGAAAATATACGCCGAACACGCTGAAAAAGGCCGTGAACGGCTACTTCGACAGCATTTCCCGCCTCGTCCCGCTCACGGAGAAAAGGAATACAGGGCGCAAGGACAGCGACGGCCATGTGATCTACGAGGAAGTCCCCGTCCTCAACCGCCTCGGCGTGCAGGCGACGGTACTCGAATACCTCGTGCCGCCGACGGTCGGCGGGCTGTGCGAGCACCTCGGAATCCACCGCTCGACCTGGGCGGACTACTGCGACGCGCAGCTGCATCCGGAGTTTTCCGACACGACAACGCACGCGCGGGGGCGTATGCGCGCGTGGCTGGAGGAACAGCTGCTCACGCGCAAGGATGTGAAAGGCATCGTATTCGACCTGCAAAACAACTACGGCTACCACGACAAGAAGGAGATCGAGCTGGGCGGCAGAGCGGCGAAAGCCGTGACGGCGGCCTCCATGCCGCTCGAAGAGCGACAGAGCGTGCTGGAGGAGCTGATGCGCGAGTTCAGCGAAAACGATGGCGACGCTTGAGCAAAAGCTGGATGTGGCGCTGTGGTGGAAGCAAATGCGCGAGACGAACAACGCGCACTTCCTCCCTCTCCTGTTCGACAAGCACCGCTTTCTGGTGCTCAAGGGCGGCGGCGGCTCCGGCAAGTCCATCTTCGCCGGCCGCAAGATCTTAGAGCGCGTCACGAATGAGCCTGGGCACCGCTATCTGGTGGTGCGAAAGGTCGCAAAGACGCTGCGCGAGAGCTGCTTCGAGCAGCTCAAGAAGCAGGCCTACGAATACTACGCCGACCAGATCGCCTTTATCCCCAAGGGCAAAGGCAGCGACATGTATATCCGCTTCAAAAACGGCAGCGAGATCCTGTTCGCAGGTCTCGACGACGTAGAGAAGCTCAAATCCATCTTCGATATCACGGGCATCTGGATCGAGGAGGCGAGCGAGCTGGAGGAGGGAGACTTCAACCAGCTCGACATCCGACTCCGCACGGAGTTCCCCTTCTACCTCCAGATGATCCTGACCTTCAACCCGATCTCGATCACGCATTGGCTCAAAAAGCGGTTCTTCGACACGAAGGACCCGCGCGCGACGGTCCACGAGAGCACCTACAAGGACAACCGCTTCCTCACGCCGGAGGCGCGCATCACGCTCGAAGCCTTCCGCGAGACGGACGAGTATTACTACATGGTCTACTGCCTCGGCCAATGGGGCGTGACCGGCAAGACGGTATTCAACGGCAAGGCGGTCGCCGAGCGGCTCACCTACGTCGAAAAGCAGGGCTGGCGCAAGCGCGGCTTCTTTGCCTACACGCTCTCCCCCGATGATATCCACATCAGCGAGTGGCATTGGGAGGACGACGAGAACGGCCCTGTGATCCTCTACGCCGAGCCGACCGAGGGCAGGC